TGATGTATTTTCTATAAATTTTTTGCCCATATTTTCGAGTACATCTTCTTCTACAATCTCGATAAATCCTTCTTCTTTTAACAGCTCAACATCAATCCCCTTGCTCATCATATTTGTCAAAGCATGAGGATTTGCAGGCACGGCACAGGCTGAAAATTCTAACAGCTCCCAAGTTTTAAATCGTTTACCATAGCTAACTGTCTTACTATCTTTATCTTCATCATCTACAATATTCTCTGACTTAATTGGTATGAACCCGATACTCCAAGCTTTCATAAACTTCTGTTTATACAGATTATAGACTGTATCGGCAAGGGGATACGTGCCTTCTTCTGGGAATGTTACTTTAGCTGTAATACCATTATCAGTTTTAGTTAAATCGCTTGCCTTCCCGATAGGCAAACCCTGATAATCATGTGCCATTAACACTACAGGGTTCTTTTTGAAATTAGTCAGCTTTGCCCCTTTAGGCTCAACTATATCGCCTGACCTGTCCACATCATTAGTGGTAATCGTAACGTTCAAGGCACGCTCACCTTTGATTTCCTTTACTTCACTATCGAATTGTTTAAGTATTAATTCTTTTGGCATATTAAAAATCACCTCTTTTTATAATATTCTTATTTTTGTAAATGGGATATATATAGGATTGTGATATTTTATTTCCTCTATATCATCATCCTTTAAATATTTATCTTCAAATTCGTCCATAACTTGTTCAACAGAATCTCCACCCTCAAATATAATATATTCATTACCATATTTCTTTTTAAATTTTTTCCACATTATTTTATAAATATCTTTCATAATTATCTCCTTTTAATCTTTTATAACCGGCAAAACTGTGCAACGACAGTTAACGTCTCCAGGATACATTTCACCATTTGAAAACGGTTTATCTATATCGACTATCTCGCCATTCATGGCAGCATGTTCATCTCTAACTCTATCATCCATAGTGGCAAGCCATTCTTTCTTTTCTACTACTCCACTTTGTTTATATGCCTCTAAAGCCCCGCTATTACTTGCATTAATAGTTTCAGTCCGTGCTATCTTAACCGCCCTGCTTCCCTTTGCCTCATCATAGACCCCGCTAATTCGGCTCGCTAAATTAGGTATGCTTTCCCCAGCTTCAACACCTTCAGCTAATGTTTTTCGTAACTTTTCGAGGGTCGTATCGCTAATAGATTTAATCAACAAACCGCACCTATCTTTTATCCACTTAATAACTTTGGGATTAGTTATATCAAAAGCTATCTCCACGCCCAATTCAGCCATAGCAGCCTCGCCATTTATTTTGACCATCTCGGTTATTCGTGGTAAAGCAAACTCTGTAAACTTCATTATCTCCCGCTCATCGTGGGTAATACGTAAAACATCATCAACATCTTTAGTTATTGACTTACCTTTTCGCAAAGCTCGTAAAGCTCTATTTTCCTGCTCCTGAAATAGCCGGATAATGCCCCGTTTAAATTCATTCTCATGAGGTGTAATTCGTTTAATAAATAATTCCCAAAATCGTTTCTTATATTCGGCAGTATATTTAACCGCCTTAACTGTCTTTTCAGGCTCTGGTTCAGGTTTCGGCTTAGCTGGTTTAGACACATCTAATGGTGCAATACTAAACGGTGCGAGTGGCACTTTCCCCCAGTCAACTTCATCAAGCCCATCTTCAACCCTTGCCTCGTTAGGACTGATTACATAATTCTTAAGGTTGCTTTCCCTTTGCTTTAGCTTAAACTCATTATCCACCGGGACAGGATTGTCATATTTGCAATATAACCCTTCATCTCCATACATCGGTAATAGGAAAGTATTAAATACCTCTTCCTGCCTAACTAAACGTGGTAAGATACATTCTCTATTCCAAGCTGTATCAAGTGCAGTCATGTTAGCCAGATTAGTATTTTCTGGATGTGATAGCTTTTGTGGTGGTGTATGGTAAGCACTGGCAAGCTGTCTCATAGTCCATTCGGCCAGTAGCATAAACTCCATATCTTTATTAGATACGCCTACAGTTTTTAAGGACATACCACCACCTAAATAACCTGTCTTGTGTGCCTTATCTGCACCGCCATAAGTCTGGTCGAATAAAGTCAATATCTTTTTTGCCTGCTCTTTCGGAATAGCCTTTTCGCTTTCCAATACCTGCTTTAAATGCACGCCATTTTTAAATACATTTAACTGATAAATCATATTATATTTATCAGTGTCGTATGCATAGGCTTTTCGCTGAACAGGACTTGCTCCCCTGTATGGATTAGTAGGACTCGGATATTTAAAATATAATATATCCTTCGTCTCGTATCGCTTCTCGGATAGGCCGACCCGTTCAATATAATGGTCGATAATACCATTTTCAACTACTGGACTCATTTTATCAGGCTGTCGGAAATAAAACTCACGTGGCCTGCCTATACCATCTTTAACAATATTGATATAGCACTCGCCAGTTAAATCTAAATATATCTGCAATAATTCCTTGCCTTCAAATTTGGTCGTGAAGGGATTCCATGTTTGCAGTAGTTCATAAAAGGGATGTTTTTCGATAAGCTCATTATCTTTGTATAATCGTAGTGGAATTGAGGCACACCGTTCAGCTATTAGACTGACTGCGTCGCCGACCCATCCCGTATAGGCTTTTAACTGCTCTGTAGAGTTCTTATTGCCACCGGTAGAGAATATATCAACGAATGAACCATCCCAGTAGCTTTCATTAGTAACATCTCGACCAGTAGATTTAGGGATAGATATATCGAGGGTTCGGTCTATAAAGGGTATTGTTATTTTTATATTTATCACCCCTTTCATGTATAAAATAAAAAAAGCGTCTCTAAAATGTCGGTTAAACATCTCAAAGACGCTCAATGGCGTTCTCGGTTTATTTAATTTTAACTATACATATTATAATATATCATAGATAATTAAGTATGTCAAATATTATTTATTCATTAACTATAAAGTAAGGTTCGTTCTCCAAATAGTAAACTGTATACATCGGATAGCGGAAAGCGTCCATTAAATGATCCATTCCCTTTTCTGGCTGTTCATATATATTGCCGTCCTTATCTTTATGCCTCTGGTAGCCTTCAATTTCCTTTTTAATATTTGTACTGCTCTTTGTAATATATATCGTAAATTGATTAACAAAATCTATCCCAGCTATAACTGACCCTTTGCCTTTGTTAGCACCTTCGATATAGCTAAAACCGTATCCCTTTAATTCCTCTATCTTTTCAGGTGCTTCGCTATCGGCTATTATCTTTTTATCCTTCAATCCTAAATCTTCCATATCGGTAGCCAGCATTGGTATAGTCTGTCGGGTCTTGTATATTTCCTCGTGCAGGTATATCTTTTTCTCTTCCATATCAACTACCATCTTAACAAGTGCATTCGGTGCAATAAAACCGAAGTCAAGCCCATATATAGCCTCATCACTATCTGGGAAGTCTTTATCATCTATCATTTGCCAGTTAGTATATATAGCATTCTCAAGCTGTCCATACTGTCCTAAAGTGTAAACGGTTCGGGTATTGCCTTTATAGTTTTCAAGTAGCTGTTTATAATTTTTATCAATAAATTTATTGTCTTTGTAGGTAGTTCTGACAATAGTTGTGTTTTTATTACTGCCTTCAAAAAATCTTTTATAAGTCCAGTTAGTATTTAATATTGGATTATAGGTTAATATTATCTGCTTATAGTTTACATTCTTGCCTCTTAACCTTCTGTCTATTTCTTCAAAATCCTCTAAATTTAATTCAGTAGCTTCTTCTATCCATATCGATGTTATGCCCTCAATGGATTTTAATTTCTCTGGGTCATCTACTCCAGCAAAATATATTATATTGCCGTTCTTGCATTCAATTGTCATATCAGTTTTATTAACGGTAAATAAACTTGTTAGCCCCCAGCGGATAATATAATCTCTAAATAGCTGAAAGACTGACCGCCTCAAAGTCCTGGCTACTTTACGTATAACTAAAAATCTATTGCCTTTTTCTTTTAAGGTTCTTATTATAATCTTTTC